GGCAAGAAAGTCTCCTACGGGCAGGCGGGTAAAGCCAAAGATGGCGGCCCACGGGTAAGCGCTGGCACCAAGAAGGGGGACAGTTACTGCGCGAGGAGCCTCGGGATTAAGAAGGGACTCCCCAAGAAGAAACAGAACGACCCGAATACGCCAAATAACCTGTCGCGAAAGCGCTGGAAGTGCAAAGGGGCGAAGTCCACTAAGTAAATAAGGCCAAATAGCTATACAAAATGCGAAACCATAGTTAGTTTGGATACAGTTTGGCCCCTCAGAGGCCGCAGGAGCGACGATACGGCCCACCCCTTGGGCTTTCCTCTCCCCGATGATCGTTAAGCTGTGCGGCTTCTGAGGGCCATTTAAAGCAAACAGGGGAAAACAGATGAAAACTCTAGCAATTTTAGCGGTAATCATAGGAATCTCGGGATGCTCTACGAGTAGCACCCAGTATTACGAGGCGGTAGCCGCCGCCGCACAGTCTAATGCCGCCGCATCGCAGGCAAAGTTCGAGGCATTGTCCAAGATAGCCGCTTCGGGTGACGGTCAAGCGGCGAGTGCCGCAGTCATGGCGATGGCTCTGACTCAGACTGCCACGATCCAGCCAGTACCCCGGCAGTCGGAAGCATTGCAGTGGGCATCGATACTGGCATCGCCTGTTACTTCGCTTGGCATGATGTGGATGCAGTCGGATTCGACAAAAACTATGGCCAAGTACAACTCTGAAGTGGATCTGGCTCGCATCACGGCGGACTCCACGACTCAGCAGGCGCTATACGGTTCATTCGTTTCAGCTAACCAGATCACTGGGGATGTCGCCACGGCAGGTATGAGCGCCATGGGTAATGTGGACTACACGCCTTTCGTGAACGGCATGGTCTCACTGGGTACGGCTGGTATAGACGGGGCAGTAGATCTAGGTACGGCGGGATTTGACTCCAACGTCGCCAACCCCACAGTCGGCTTGAATACGGCTGGCGAGCTTGGGGTTACCGGCATGAACAACCTGACCAACTTGGGTGCGGCGGGAATGCTTAACCTAACCACGCTAGGCCAGTCGGGAATGACTAATGTTTTGAACATGGGTACGGCTGGTCTGGATGGCATGGAGTCGGTCAGCCTCGGCGGCTTGGATGCCTTAATGGCAGTGGACGCCGACAACAACGATCTCTACGGAACGGTATGGACTCAATACCAGCAGTCCATTCAAAGCATCTTGAATACCATACCGAACTGCACCGCGACCATTGCGGCTGACGGCGCTCAGACGGTGGTCTGCAACTAATGATCACGCTGAAAAGGTTTGCCTACCACCCCCACGGAACTCTGGGGGTTATGCACGTCCCGATGCACCGGCTGTATAAATTTTACACGATAGAGCGCCCGTGGCTGGATAACGCCCCATTTAAGTCCTGCATTCCTGAAGGGGAGTACGGGCTTGAATGGAAGGAGTCGCCAAGGTTTGGCCTGTGCTACGAAGTAAAAAACGTGACCAATAGAAGCCACATCCTATTCCACGTTGCCAATTTCCCAGAAGAGATAGAGGGATGCATTGGTGTTGGCATGTCGTTGATGACAGATCGAATCGCTGTATCAGAATCTCGCAAAGGGATCGAGGCGTTTCATAAAGCCACTGGGGGAAAAGCATGGCGACTGAAGATCGTGAATGCACCGTATGCGGCCTTACCAAGCCATTAGAGAAATATCCACCACACAGCAAGGGGTACTACAAAAGGTCTTGCAGGGATTGCTACAACGCCAGAAAAAAGCGTTACAAGCAGTCTACTCCAGAGTCGTACCTATACACGCGACTGAACTCTGGAAAGAAACGCGAATCCAGTCTGAAAAAGGAAGATTTGAAGGACATGTGGGACACGCAACAGGGCAAGTGCTGTGTAACGGGGATGCACATGACATACGCCCCGCGTCGGATGAAGAACTCCACGGGGCTGAACGCCTCGGTAGACAGGATCGATCAGAGCAAGGGGTATGAGAAAGGTAACGTCAGGTTGGTTTGTTTCAGGGTGAATCTTATGCGTCATTCGGGAGAGGACGCTGATTTGCTGTGGTGGTGTAAGCAAATAATCGAGGGGATCGAGGGTGAATGACGAGGAGCTAAGGGAAGCGGCGAAGATCTTTAAGAGTGACTTCCCTGTCTACGCCAAAAACATTTTGAAGGTCGTTAACAAGGAGGGAGTGCAGTTGCCCTTCCGTCTAAACGACGGCCAGCGGATGGTTCACAGCCAGCTAGAGCAACAGCTTAAAGAGACCGGCAAGATCCGCGCCCTAAGCCGCAAGGACAGACAGGTAGGGATATCAACGTATGTGGAAGGCCGCTTCTTCTGGAAGATTACTCAAACTAGAAATGCCAATGCGTTCGTTCTCTCGCACCTTGCTGAGTCTACTAACTCGATCTTTAACATGGTGCGGATGTTTTATGAAAACGTACCTCATAAAGCCTTTAAGCCAACCCTCGGCAGTCAGAGTGCGGCCACCCTTGTTTTCGATGAGATCAACTCGCGGTATCGAGTGGGTACAGCACGATCAACTCAGACAGGGCGAGGACAGACTAACCGCTTTGTCCATGGCTCGGAGGTCGCCTTCTACCCGCAGGGGGCGGACATCGTAGCCGGTCTACTCCAGACGGTTGGCGGTAACGGTAGTGAGGTGATCCTCGAATCTACCGCGAACGGTGCTGGCGGCTGGTTCTACGATCAGGTCATGAAATCTTTGCGCGGCGAAACCGAGTGGATTACCTGCTTCGTTCCGTGGTTCGCCATGCAGGAGTACAGGGCTACAGTGCGTCCGTACTTCGAGCGAACCCGAGAAGAAGAGAAGATGGCGGAGCAGTATGGGCTGGACGATCAACAACTCCAGTTCCGCCGAAACAAAATGGATGAGCTAGGCGGAAACGATCTGTTTAGGCAGGAGTATCCGACCACCGCGATAGAAGCCTTCCTGACTTCGGGCCGGTGCTTCGTCGAAGAAAATGTTTTGGCCGATGCTGAGAAGGAGGTTTACACCCCCGACTTCATTGGTGAACTCCGTTCTGACGGGATGTCGGAGCGCAGAAGCGGGCCGTACAGGGAGTGGTATCCGCCGAATCCAGATGACTCGTATGTCATTGGCGTGGACGTGGCAGAGGGATTGGCCCACGGAGACTACTCGGTCGCGCAGGTTCTCGACTCTCGCGGCAGGCAGGTCGCCTGTTACCACGGGCATATCGATCCGTGGGAGTGGGGCAACATCGTCGGGATACTCGGCAAGCGCTACAACACTGCTTACATCATCGTCGAAAGAAACAACCACGGCCTAACAACTTTGCGCCGACTACAAGAAATTAACTACCCGTCGCTGTTCATTGAAAGTTCAGTTGATGGTGCTTATGGAGACCGCATGACGAAGCGCGGCGGCTTCCTAACAACCAGTAAGACCAAGCCATTAATCATCGATAACCTTGCCGCCCTGCTACGACAGAGGGACTCCGGTATAGCAGACACTGAGCTTAGTAAAGAATTGCGAACCTACGTCATTGACGAAAGGGGGGCTACCAATGCTCAAAACGGCTGTTAGGATGATAGGGTGATGGCGTTTGCCATTGCCCTCCATGGATTGGCTTCTATGCCGCGACCAAGAGTACATCCGGTCGCAAGGCGCTTCAAAACAGTAGACACCGTGGTGGGTTATTAATGGACGAATTCCTCGAAGAGGGCGTCGGATTTGATGTTGAAAATCCAGACGGCTCGCAAGACATAGAACTTCAATCACTCGGAGCTAGGCTCAAGAGCCTGTTCACCGAGTACAAAGACGCCCGTAGAGAAACTGAAGACGAGTGGATCGAAGATCTACGACAGTTCTCTGGCCAGTACGATCCTGAAATCCTTGCTCGATTGAGCGAAGCATCTGGCTCTCGCAGTAAGGTATTCGTTGGCCTATCTAGAACAAAGGTAATGGCCGCGTATAGCAGGCTTATCGACTTACTATTTCAAAGTGGTGACGCATTTTTTGGCGTACAACCAACCCCCCGCCCCAAGATCAATCCGATGAAACGAGCAGAAATGCAACAGATGCTCATTCAGAATATTGTGCAGATGGGGCAGGGCCAACCCGAGGAGGTGATCCGGCAAGTCCTAGCTGAGAACGAAGAGCGCATCCGTCAAGGGTTGCAGGAGCAGGAAGAGCGTTTATCCGTGATGGCCTCTGAAGAAATGCAGAAGGACATCGAGGATCAGCCAATAGAAGAAAACACCGAGCAGAAGATGAAGGAGGCTATCCTTGAGGCCTGCATCTTCGGCTCCGGTGCCATCAAGTCCGGCACGGTAAAGATCGACAAGGTTCAGTCTTACCAGCGCGTTGAAGATGAGATGGGGCGATCTCAGTATGTCATGGCGATGGAAGAAGAAGAGGCCCGACCTGAAATCGAGTCGGTATCGATCTTTGATCTTTACCCAGACCCCTACTGCACTAGCCTTGCGGACTGTTCAGGCATGTTCCGCCGACACGTCCTTACTCGCCGTCAGTTCAGAGAGTTGGCAAATCTTCCCAGTTTTGACTCCGAGTTAATCCTCGCCACTGTTAAAGATAGACGGAACGGAAACCATGAAGAAGAAGACCATGAGCGCACTCGCCGCGAAATTGCTGGCGTTATTGATCATGGTGATTCCCGCAGGTTTGAATTGCTGGAGTTCTGGGGTTCCATT